AGCATAATAACCCCTGATAGCTATGAATAATAAAAAATTTCTTACCCTAGAACATTCAGGTGTTGATTACAGAATCCCTCTGAATAATATTGCTTCAATTGGAACGCAAAGTACTACTGTCTTGCGCATTCAATACTCTAACCTATACCTTGATGTAGGAACTCTTGCAAATAGCGAGTTGGCGACTATCGACATTACACACTCTGCAGATACATCATCCAATGAGTTTAAGTTGTGGTTTATTGACCGCATGGAAGAAATCCTTGCTACCAATTGGAGGATTACTTCCGTGAAAGAAACACCACCACTAGCTCTAACCGCAGTGCCGGCATAAGGTGAACGTATGATATAGAAAGAGAGGGGCAATAGCCCCTCTTTTTTTTGGTTATCTTTGTGGTATGAATGGCAATGGTCTTATTAAAATAATTTCAAACAAGGCAGGGAACTTGTATATCCCCACTAATTCTATTCAACACGTACAAGTGGGTAAGGGTGGTAATGATATTATCATTAAAACCAATATCGACTTTGAGTACGATGTTTCGCAACGTCCTCCCGATGGTGATGTCCTAGCTTATTTACTTGAAGAAGTAAATAATACGGAGACTATTAGAAATATTGAGGCTATTGTTGCAGCGTGGGAGTCAGTGCTTTCAGGTCAAGAGACTACTTCGCAGGTGGGATTTATTGTACCCATTGACGGATGGACACGTCAAATTGTTACGTGGGTGGGGCCGTAGGTAGTAAAAACGCTACCCTCTTTTTTTCCGTATCTTTGCCTAAAACAAGGCAATGATTAACTCAGTCAGAAATACTGTTCTGTCTGTGCTAAACAAGAATAACTACGGTTATCTGTCACCTGCTGATTTTAATCTATTCGCAAAGCAGGCGCAGTTAGATGTTTTCGAAAGTTATTTTTCGCAGTACAACTATCAGATAAATAAAGAAAATGCACGGCAGTCAGGGTCAGGTATTGCTGACCTAGCTAAAGGCATTGAAGAGTCTATGGATTTATTCTCCATGACTAGGGGTCTTAATATGGACGCAACTAGTGCGGGACAATATCTGATGCCTTCTGCAGCTACAACAGGAAGTGACTATTACTTTGTCAATAAGGTTCTTGTTTACAAAAGCATCCTAGCTTCAGGAACAACTACAAATTTTAGTGCTGTAGGACAAGATGAGGTGCAAGATTCATCGGCTACATTTCTAAACGACGGAATTGCAGTAGGAGATATCGTAGGTGTACAAACAGATACACAAGGAGTTCAGTATGCTACTGTCACTCAGATTAATACTGATACTACTATCACCGTATCGAGAGCTATTCTTACTGCTCTAGGATTTAGGTATAGCATTATTAAAGCAGGAACTCAGCAGAACGAAGCGGAGAAGGTAACGCATAGTAAAATTACGATGCTTAACAACTCAGTCTATACCGCGCCTACGTTAGAGTATCCGTCATACACATCAGAGGAGGCTTCGATGCAAGTGTTTCCAAACTCTATTGATACAGCAGGTCGAGTAATTGCTCAATACTTTAGATACCCTCGTGACCCCAATTGGACTTACATCGAGCTTACAGGAGGTGAGCCTGTCTTTAATCAGTCGGACGCTCAGTACCAAAACTTTGAAGTTCCTCTCGATGAGGAAGACAATCTCACAATGAAGATTTTGAATTACGCAGGAGTATCAATTAGAGATGCTGACGTGTATCAGTTTGCCAATGGTGAGGAAGCTAAAGAAAAACAACAAGAAGGATAATGGCATACATCAATCAATTTCAGTATTACGAAAACGGAGGAGCAACTCCGGAAGATGCTAATTGGGGTTCGTATCAGTACGTATCCCTGTATGACATTGTCAACAATTTCATGTTGATGTATCAAGGCAACCACAGCCTTGTAAATAATGAAGAGCGTTTTAAGGTTTTGTTTCACGCCAAGCGTGCTGTTCAAGAACTTAATTACGATGCCTTTAAGGAGATTAAGGTATTGCAACTTGATGTGAACGACCAATTCCGATTTGTACTTCCTTCTGACTATGTAAATTGGGTAAGGATTTCAGCTTATAAAAATGGAATGCTGTATCCATTGACGGAAAATATTCAGGTTAATTATGCTCAAGCGTACTTGCAAGACAACAATGAGAAGATTTTGTTTGACCAAGACGGTAACGCTTTGTCTCCTCAATTTTCTCCGATTGATTTTGACAGAATTATGGGGTCTAAAAAAAGCATCTACCTAAACCCCGGACATCCTTTTGATGGGTACGAAGGTGTAGACTATATGGGAGCATGGTATTTCTTTACTCCATTTGGGGGAGGGTGGTATTCCTTAAATACCGAAACAGCTAATGCAAATCCGACCTTTACCATTGATAGGGCTACAGGCGTAATCAACTTCAGTTCTAATATTACTGCAGGAACATCTGTAGTTCTTGAGTATGTTTCTGACGGAATGGAGAATGGTGACGACAGCAAGGTTCATGTCAATAAACTATTTGAAGACTATGTCTACGCTTACATTGAGTATGCCATTCTTGGTAGCAAGCTAGGTGTGCAGGAGTATGTGGTAGCTAGGGCGCGTAAAAGAAAAAGCGCACTATTGCGTAATGCTAAAATCAGAATCAGCAATATTCATCCCGGCAGATTGCTTATGAATTTGCGTGGAATGGACAAGTGGATTAAATAATATGGCTAAAGACGTAAGGAACTTTACTAAGGGTAAGATGAATAAGGAGCTTGACGAACGTCTTGTTCCCGATGGTGAGTACATTGATGCACAGAATATCCGAGTTGGTTCTACCGAAGAGGATGATATGGGAGTGGCAGAGACTACTTTAGGCAATATCGCTCTTACTGACATTGAAGTTCAGAGAACTAGCATTAGTCTAAACGCTAGATGTATTGGGGCTTTTGCAGACAGTGCAAATGAAACCATCTATTGGTTTGTTACCGACCCTGCTTTTACAGGTTCAACCAACACGGGCAAGCTTGACCTTATTATCTCTTTCAATACTTCCACTCAAATTACAAGGTATCATGTAATTAGTATGGATGATGGTGGTGGTGTAAATACTACTTTGAATTTCAACAGTGATTATCTTATTACAGGAGTGAGTAAGGTTGACGATTTGTTGTTTTTTACCGACAACTACAACCCTCCTCGACGCATCAATGTTACTCGTTCTTACGGAGAACCCGACCCGATTACCGATGTAGACACGATTACAGCGGAAGAGCTTCTTGTAATACGCAAGCCACCTTCTAACTCTCCTTCTCTTGTTACAAGCCTCAACCCTAATCTTTCGTCTACATTTATGGATGAAAGGTTTATTTGTTTTGCTTATAGATGGAGGTATGATGATAATGAGTACTCTGCTACTTCTCAGTTTACTAAACCCGCTTTCGTCCCTAAACAGTTTGACTTTACCACGGAAAGCTACCTTAACGAGGGCTTTGTAAATAAGCACAATACAGCGGCTATAACTTTCAATACGGGGTCTAACCTAGTAAAGGGCATAGATATCCTCTTTAAGGAGGCCGGAGACCCTACCATCAAGCTTGTAGAGAAGCTTGACAAAGCTGAACTAGGGTATGGAGACAATAACAATATCCTCTTCGACTTTAGTGACAGTAAAATTTTTACAGTCTTACCTCCAAGCGAGATTCTAAGGCTGTACGACAACGTCCCAAAGTTAGCTCAAGCTCAAACCCTTATGGGGAATAGGCTCATGTATGGAAACTACCAAGAGGGTTATGATTTGGTAGGAAAGAGCGGCCCTACCCTTTTGAATTATGTGTGTACCCTTCGGTCTGATGAGGTAACAAGTGAGACACTAGCGGGTGGAGCTATAAATTTTAACAACCCGATATACAGTCTTCCTCAAGGGACAGCAGGTGCTCCTGAGACTGTTAATGATGGGCTAGTGGAGTTAGACCTTACAAGTCTTATTATTGATTCGCTTGGTAATAGCCGCTTAGAAGCAGGAGCTATATTAGAGTTAGAATTTGACCTTGAACTTTCTACGTCGAATACTCAAACAACAGGTGGTGGAGGAACTCCTGCGCAAACACCTGATTCTACGATTACGGTTCAAGCAACCTTGGTGGTTAATGCTAATTATGACTCTCTTGCGGATTGGGTAGCGAGTCAGTCATTTCAAAATCAAGTAGGTAGCCTTACCAATATTTTGCCTGTATTTGATTCGGGTGGTGGAGCTACATCGTGTGCAGGAGCTACCTTAACAGATAACTTTAACTGCTCTAGACCTCAGACTTTAGGAACGTTTACTTTTTATACTTCAGGTATGAGTTCTGCGACTTCAGTCACTCAGCCTGAGCCTATAAGCGTAATCACGTCTACTAACACTCTTGTGTTAAAATTTCCCGGACTTCGCTATGTAAACAACACTACCACTCCAACTACGGATGTATACTACTTCTACAAGTTTAATAGTGCAAGCGCGGTATTCCTTCCTGTAGGAACGGGAGAAAGCTTGCACAGCAATAGAGGTTATGAGGTGGGTATCATCTATATGGATGAGTACAGCAGAGCTACTACGGCTCTTGTGAGCAACACAAACGCTCTTCATGTTCCATGTTCAAAGAGTGATTTGAAGAATAGAATTAGAGTAGAGATACCTACTTCACAAGTTGCTCCTCCATGGGCTACTCATTACAAATTTGCTATCAAGCCTGATGAAGCAGGATACAACACTATCTATGCTAATTTCTTTGAGATAGATTCAAATAGGAATCTAGCCTACATTTTGTTGCGTGGAGAAAACACGAGAAAGGTTGAGGAAGGTGATAGATTAATTGTCAAGGCTGATACGTCAGGCGCAGTAAATGATTGTATCTATGTAACTGTTCTTGAGAAGAAAGCCTTTACCGCAGATGAACTTCCGGGAAGTAATCCTATTCCGGGAACGTACATGGTGATAAGCACGGATGGAGACATTGCTTTACAACAAGCTGCCGGTGCTTTTAAGGATACAGGTAATATAGAAGCTGAAGCCAAGGATTTTCTTAATGCAGGCTTAGATAGAAAACCTTACATCTTCTTACCTATGAATGACCCTATGGAGAACAACAGCAGTTGTTCAGGGGGTACGGACTTTTCTGTTCCGGCAGGGTCTATAGTAAAGATTAAACTTAAAGCAAATAGAAACGGTTCAGGCAATAAATGTGAGCAAAGAACTCTCGACATCAATGAAGAGTTTACGGTTACTACAGGATATGCATCATTGAAGGATTGGTTTATTGGGGAGTCCATTCAAGACATTCTTGACAGCTCAAGTTTCTATACAGGAGATTCTCCTACAAACACGTTTAGCTATGCCTATACAGGTACGTCAGGACTAGCATGTCCTAACTCTTTAGAAGACACCGGAGGTGGTCTTGATATAGGGGCTAACTATGAGTTGGGTATGGGTAAGAATGACATGCGTATCGAAGACCTTGACACTATAGGTATTGGGTCAACTGCGCAAGGTGAGTATAAGGCTCAAATTACTACTTACACTTTGGGAGGTAGAACATTATTCGGATTTGCCGGGACTATTTGTTGTGGCAGTTCAAACAATAAAAAGTCTACTCTTATTGGTCGTATCCAAGTTCAGCGTGCCGTCGATATGTTGGTTTTTGAAACTTTACCTGCCGATGCACAGCCTGATATTTTCTTTGAATCGTCTCAATCATTCCCTATTACAGGAGGTTTTCACGATGGCAATGTTCAAAACCAAAGCGCGGTACAGTCAGCTATTATTGACACCGCGTTCTTTAACTGCTATTCTTACGGCAACGGAGTAGAGAGTTATAAGATAAGAGACTCTATTGTTGGGAAGGATTTTAATCTTGGAAACAGGGTTACTATTACACAAAACCAAGACTACAAGCAAGTACGAAGGTATGCCGATATTACCTATAGCGGTGTCTACAATCAAGAGAGCAATATCAATAAGACCAATGAGTTTAATCTTGGGCTTCTAAACTTCAAACCTCTTGAACAAATCTATGGTTACATCCGAAGGATAGAAGGTCGCGAGACAGACATCCTTGTCCTGCAAGAAGACAAGATTTCATATGTCCTTACAGGAAAAAACTTATTGAGCGATTCTACAGGCGGAGGAGACATAGCCTCTGTACCTGAAGTGCTAGGAACTCAGATTGCGCGAACCGAAGAGTTTGGTATTTCGGACAACCCTGAAAGCTATGCGGAGTATGGGTACGATAAATTCTTTACTGATGCCAAGCGTGGAGCTGTTATTCAACTTCGAGGAAGTAGCGCACAGAATGAGCAACTTATTGTTATCTCTGAACAAGGTATGGGGACGTGGTTTAGGGAGCTGTTTGAAGTGGCTTTTAGCACGCAAAAGCTAGGAGGGTACGACCCTTACTCTGACGAATATGTTTTAAGTAACAACACAATACACCTTCCTGCAGAAGATGTAGTAGTTCCTTGTGGCACAACACAGACATATATCTTGTCAGGAGTAGCTCAAACATACACCGTTGATGTTGGGCCTATCTCTGAAGACTTTACCGTTAATTACAACTTTATTGTTGCAGGGTCAGCTACTATTGGAGTTCTTTATAATGGTGTTCCATATGGAGGAACGTTTGCAGCAGACGGTAGTTTTGTTGTTCCTAAACCAAATACAAAACCTGAGACCGCAGTAGTTACTCTTTCCGGCTCAGGAACTCTGCAGATTACAGTAGAGTGTCCTGAAGGAACTACATTAAACATTATTCAGGTTTGCTTAACAAGCAGTTCTAATGCTAACGCACTCATCCATAATGAGCTTAATTTTGCTCAAGGCAGCTACACTTCTCCTGTTTTGTCGGAGCAAGTTACTTTCCTTAACTCTGCCATCAACCCTGTTGTTTCTCAGTACACCACTGTAACCGGGCCTCAAGGACAGGGCTACTTCCCTAGTGACGGTTCAACGGTAACGGCAGCGGCTCGTCGCTTTGGCGCAGACACTTACGTTACTAAAGCAGCAGATGTCCTTGGGTTTTTAAGAACCGGAATTAATTATCCTAATACTCCTACAGGAATAAACAACTTGCTTGCAGCAATCGCTTCTCCTCCTGTGGGAATGGGCGGTACTATTGCCACGTCAGGAGCAGGCACTCCTAATATGTCAGGTACTTTCAGTATGCCTGTGGGAACAGCCGCAAATCTCTATGTTCTGTATGATTACAGAGACAGAAGTGTGTTAACCAATTTGTGCTTCGATGCTTCTAAAAAAGAACTTGCTTGTTGCTGTGGTACTACAAGTGGTGTTTACCTAAACGGTGTAGACCTTGCAACCTCATCGGGTCTCTATACTGATGCAGCTTTTACTACGGCTGCAGCGACAGGATGGTATTCTGACGGGACGATTGCACGGGAGTTAAGTGTTTCAGGTGGTGGTATTCCACAGCTTGGCCCTGCGGCAGTATGTACAGGGTGTAATCCTAATTGTACCACCAATAACCCTACTGCTACCGCTCCTAAAGGAGGAATGTTTAAGGCTACTTTTGATGTTGGTAGTGCAACGGGGGCTATGATTATTATATATGACCCCGGCTCAATCCCTAATGGTATTCAAGCCACATACAATGCTGTAAACTATAACAAGTTATCTTCTTCTAACTTTGGAAAACTTCAAAGTACTATTCTTGGTAACGCTTATACAGTGGTGGGGACAACTCCATCACAGTGTGGCAATATTCCGGGGACGCTAAATCTTGAAGTGTACCAAGCCTCTAACGATTCATACACACTACAGCAAGGAGTACAAGAGAGTGTAACTATTGCTGCAGGCGACTTAGCTCTAACCGCTACTGACCCCGGAACGTGTGCTATGGTTGTTCCTAAACCACTCGTGGCTAATGGAACAATTGATGTAAACATACCTGTATTGTGTGGAGGAGCTACATTCGACGTAAAGGTTATATGCCCTGCTCCACTTACTGCGTTTGGAACTTCTGCGGTATCCGTCAATGCTTTAAGCGCATGTCTTGCTCCTTTAACAAGTACCCATTACTTTGTACAACCTGATGGGACGCAGCTTCCTGCACTTCACGCTTATGTCTTTACAGACGCGAATGGGGCAACACCTGCTGCCGATGGGTATATAGCTTATATTGGAAATTCATACCAAATTCAAGATGGGATTATAATTGCAGTTGCTTCATGCTAATCGTGTCTTTGAAGACACACTAAAGAAAAACAATGTCAAGAGTCACACTTAGAAATTACACGCTTACTTACGATACTGACCAACGTATTCAGGGTTGGCCTTCTTTCTATAGCTATGCTCCTGACTATATGATTGGTATGAACAGCTACTTCTACACCTTTAGAGCGGGAGAGTTGTATAGGCATAACGCTAACGCTGAGAGAAATAATTTCTATGGTGTAGTATACAATAGCACCTTAACAACTGTTTTTAATACTGAAGTGCTTAACAATAAGTTGTACAAAACTCTTGAGCTTCAAGGGGCTGAAGCTTGGGGTGCACAGCTTACTTCCGATATTCAGACTTCTTTTGATATGCCTTTGACTTACTTTGAAAGGAAGGAGCAGGTATGGTTTGCTTTTGTAAGAAATCAAGATACCACAACAAACTTTTCTTTACGTTCAGTGAATGGTATTGCTAATAGTATTAATGTCTCTACAGGTACTCCAAGTGCTGTAGCAATTACTTTTGACGCTTCAGTAGACCTCTCAGGCATTAACGCGGCTGCTGTAGCGGCGGGCAATGTGGCAGATAGTTTGTTCTTTGGAACAGGGACACCTACTTTTTGTGGGCAGATTACTGATGTAATCATCGACCCGCAGGCAGGACTCAAGAGAATTACAGTTGATACTACCGTGCCGGGCGGCAACATTCCGGTTGGGTCTACCCTCTACTATATGTCTGTAAAAAATGCCATCGCAGAATCTCACGGAGTATTGGGTCATTACGCAGTAGCTAAGTTTACACACCCCGGAAGAACACAGGCAGAGCTGTTTGCTGTAAGGTCAGACGTGATGAGAAGTTATCCTTGATATTTACGTATCTTTGTGGAATGAGTTTGACAATCAAATCCATTAAATCTACTGATTATCAAGATATTTTAGTTAAATGGTGGGAAGATTGGGGTTGGGATGCGCCGCCAAAAGATTTTTTACCTGAAGAAGGTACAGGCGGATTGATGGTTTGGGACGATGATATGCCTGTTTGCGCAGGTTTTGTCTATGTCACAAATTCTCAAGTGGCTTGGCTTGATTGGATTATTTCCAACAAGTCATATCGCAAAAAACCTCAACGTAAAAGTGCTCTTCTCATGCTTATTGAATCATTAAGTAATGTTTCTAAAGGAAGCGGTGCAAGCTATGCATATGCTCTACTTAAGCATAACTCACTTATCGAACTCTATAAAGAAAACGGATTTATTAAAGGGGATGTTTATTCTTCTGAAATGATAAAAGGATTATAATATGGCAATGTTTACAGCAGCAGGAGCGTTAACAGCAGCAGGAGCTGCTGCTATCTCAACGGCTATAGGAGGAACAACAACAGCAATTTCATTTGCCCAAGCGGGAAAGCAGAAAGATGCTATGCGAAAAGCAGAGCGACAAGCGAACAAAAAAATGAAGGAGGCGCGTAAGAAGCTAGAGGTTAACTATATGGAATCTCTTTCAGTCCCTCTTGAAGCTTACGAAAGGGAGATGGAAGCTTTAAATGTACAGGCTGCTACACTTACTCAAGCTGCTGTTGAAGGAGACCAAAGAGGTGCAGGTGCAGTTGCGGGTAGGGTTGCTCAAGCGGGGCAAGAAGCTATCTCTAAACAGCGTACTGATATGGCTAAAGACCTGTACAATCTTGAGGCTGCTACAGCAGAAGAAGCAAGTCGTCTTAGAGATATTGGTATTAGCCTTGACCTTGGGGAAGTTGAAGGAGCGCAGCTTGCTGCAGCGGATGCTTCACGAGCGAGGGCTGACGCTATCAATCAAGGAATCCAAGGTATCGGTAACACTCTGCAGTCAGGAATGGATGCTGTCCCCCTGTATCAAAAAAGTGCAGGACAAAAAGCATTGGCCGATAAGATGGCTTCTGACCCAAACTTCCAAGCCAATTACGCTAAGACATATGACGTGGATGGCACGAAAGGATTGGCGGGCATGACCCCTGCACAGTTTAGAGCTACCCTTGGAGAGAGTGGCATCACAAGAAAAGATGTTCGTGGGTTTACGTATACCCCACCGCCCGCGCCAAAGCTACAGCCCGGCATTGTTACTGCCCCTCCCCCTCCTGTAGCCCCTGTAGATAATTCTCTGTTAAGCATGCAACAGTTAGGCGGAGGTGCATCGGAAGTTGCTTTTCAGCAACTGTATAATCCTTTTATGCTTAGATAATGGCTAAAACTTACTACAAAGCACAGCCAACGGCGGCAGAAACGCAGATTAATTGGGCTGAAGTTGGAAAAAACTTTAGCGACCAACTTAAGAATGAAGTTCAACAAAGGGATGAGCAGAAGGCTGCAATTGACGAGGCTTCACGACAGTATCAAAATACTCTTAACGAGGTTGAGCAAGGGCAAAGTGCCACAGCTAACCAATGGTGGCTTGGTTTGTCAGCAAACCTACAAGAGCAGATGCTTATGCAGGATAAGTTGTTTAAGACGGGAGAGCTTAGTCAGCGTCAGTACACTTTGATGCGTCAAAACCTTACTGACGGAACGGATGGTATGATTGGTGTATTCGGAAAGTTTAATACTGAGTACAAAGAACGTATGGATAGGTTTGAGAACGATGAGTCTCAAGACTTGGAGCAATTTACTATGGCTACGTTGGAGAGTTTTGGAAACTTTCAAAAGACTGCGGCTGTAGTAAACCCCGAAACAGGTAGTGTTAGCGTAGCTGATGTAGATGAGAATGGTCAAATCATTGACGACCCCAATGCAATTAGAAGTGTGTCTTCTTTACAGTCTCTTGTGGCTCGTCGATATGATAAGTATGACCTTGATGCAGCTTCTGAAACATTTGCAGGGCAGGTAGGTGTGTGGGATAGTATTTCAAGAAAGTATGGTAGCGAGTTTGCAAAGGGTTTGATTACAAAAACTTCTGACCCGTTCTTTAAGGGATTCACTAAAGAAGAATTGATTCAGTTGGGTATGAGCGAGCAGGATGCTATTGATGCTGAAGCGGCAACAAACGTTTACACAGCAAGTGAAGACCAATTTGTTTCAGACGTAATGAGTGTATGGACTCAAACATCTTCTATCCTTACAAACAGCATGGAAGTAAGTCCTGAGAATGGGGAGCAGTATACGTTTACATTTAACGAGGACAGAAAACCTAACGAGATTCTTTTAAGAAAAGATGAGCAAGGGCAAATTATTGCTGAGTATACCGAACAGCAAGAGAAGGACGTAGCTCAAGCTATCCGTGACAATGTGCGTGGAAGGCTTGACAGAAAGATTACAACTAATGTTGTAGCAGATGTTAATCCTGAATCTGCTGTAGACCGCAAGAGTGCAGCAGGTGAATCGGCTCAACAAGACGTTGTAGGATTATGGTCTGAGGTGTGGTACGGTACAGAAGACGAGAAACGTGCAGCAGTTCAAGGTATTCTAGGTATGGATTCGGTTTTTGAAAAAGGTATTAATGATATCCAATTTGAAAACGGAGTAATTACTTTTGTAAACGATGACCCTGCCGAATCGCGAACAGTTAAAGTGGGGGCCAATCCTTCAAAATCCGATTGGATTAGAGCGGGAGTAGAACTTCACGGACTTTCAGACAAGGGTAAGATTGAAAAGGCAGCAGGAGCATTCCCTAAAGACAGGCCATATATTGCACAGGTAGGTAAGCTTGAAGGTGTTGGGGCAAGAGCCGGAACTCAAACCCCTGTAGACCCTATGGCAGCAACTATGAATGCAGTCAATAGTGAAATTACAGGGGATTTGTTTAACGACACCGAGTCAGTAGTGTTAGCTAAGATTCAACCTATGCTTACCAAACTTGGATTTCAGAGTGCACAAGCTAATATAGGAAGTGCATATAGAATTAAAGTTACAAACCCTGCAACAGAAGCGACTTATACTATTGACACTGACGAAGGAGCAGCAGCAGCAGAGGCATTAAACGCTTGGATTTCAGGTCAACTCACAAACGAAACAGCAGACAGGTTTGTTAAGCTAAATCGAGTTTCAGGTGGAATGGGAGAATTTTAATAGATAAATATGAACGAAGAAGCTCTCAAAGTATTGTACGGCCTCGCACAGGGCGATGGTTACAAGAAGTCTTTTGACGAATTTGTCCTCCTCATGTCAGACAATGAGCAGGCAGTAAACACCATGTTTGGGGTAGCTCAACAAGATGGGTATACCAAAAACGCGGACGACTTCAAAACCCTTGTGGGATACGGTGTAAAAAAAAAAGACCAACCCGTACAAGAAGATATGGGATTACCATCGGCAGGTGGTTCGTTGGATTCACAAGAGATTAAAGATGCAATTGCAGGTAAGCCACGGGAGATAGCCCCTACCGATACAAGACTTCCGGGATATGTAGACCCACTTAGTATTAGTGCTATGGGTATGTACCCTGACGAGGCTACCCTTGAAGCAGCTAGGGTACAATCTAAAGCAGACCAAGAGTATACAGAAAGCCTTGAGATAAGAGGTCGAGATAGAGAGGTAAGTGGTGCTGCTGTAGACGCTTCAAAAGCTTTGTTGGAGGTATACCCTGAAGGTGTAGACCCTAACCTAATTGTGCTTGGCGATGAAGGCCAATATGTTATCCCTTCAGTAATGCCTAATGAGGAAGGTGAGTTTGTGGATTATGGGATGGGTA